CTTAAATCGGTAGCTGAAGGGCGGAACAAGGATTATGTCACCCCTCTGATCGGCCGTGATTCGCCAGATTACGACCAAGTGCGTGCAGAGATTCGCGACCAAGTTCTGTCTGAAACGGTTCCTACCGGTTTTGAATGGCTAGATGAGGCGGAGAAAGATCAAGCCGATAAGATTGGAGCGTATAGTATTCAGGTACCGTATTCACTAAGGCGAGAGCAGGTATGGGCCTACTTTAGTAGAGTAGAACCACACTATCAAGTTAAGGGGCTCTCCTACGCGTTCGATCGCCTATTGGCCATGATGCCACAGAACTTGCAGTTGAAGAAGTTGGAGACTGCCTTCTTTAACATGCCGTCGGGAACAAATCTTGGTGCACCTTTCTTTACTGCAGATTTGCAGTATCGGCGATTGGTGCTAGAGATGGCAAGAGAAGTACGTGAGGCTGGATTTCCTAATTTAGGACATCCTTGTATGCTGTATTGGCGTGGGCAACCACGTGGATTGGGAGAGATACCCAAGCAGCGGACAGTCTGGGGTTATCCTCACTACATCACTTTGTATGAACTGCAAGCTCAAATGGCCCTCCTCGAAGCTATTAAAGAGCTTCCTGAGTTTAGTGCCTGGGTAAGTGGGGAACGGGTTGCAGATGTAGTAACAGATATGTTCCATACAGCTACACAACCGCTACTGTCGATTGACTTCTCAGGGTATGATGCCAGTATTCCTGAGGTGCTGATCGAATATGCGTTTGAAGCCGTGAAGTATGCCTTTGGCCCGTCGGCCCAAAAGACCATTGACTATACGCGTGACCTATTCTTAGAGATCCCACTCCTAACACCAGAGGGTATAATCTCTGGCCTACATGGAGTGCCCAGTGGTAGTGGATGGACTAATCTTATTGATGGATTTGTCCAAATTCTGCTTATCAACTACTTTGCCTATATTACCAGAAATGAAGTCGTAGCTGGTACAGTGCAAGGAGATGATGGTGTCTGGAGCTTTAGAAGGCCCTGGGACTTATCGGATCTAATAGGTGTGTCGGAAGACTTTGGGATAAAGGTTAGTGATGATAAAGGCGGCATTTCGAAAACTTTAGTGCATTACCTCCAGAACCTGCACTCCACCGAGTACATCATCGAGGGTAAAACCCAGGGTGTACGGCCTCTTATGAGAATCTTAAATGGCATGCTTAGCTACGAGAGGCTATCCAGAAGTTGGTCTGGCTACGACGATACCGTAAGGTGGTGGCAACAATGCGAGTCTGGAAAATACCATCCAAAATTTAATGTATTGGTACGCTTCCTGTTTGCAAGGGACGAGTTTTCTCGTAACCTATCTACTGAACAAGTGATAAGCAAGGGCGGTGGGTTGAGGCATATTGAAAGCGATCTGAAGCAAGATGCCTTTCCATTCGGGAAGTCCCCTCTATCCGGGATTAACAATTTTAGGGTTGTTAAGGAGCTTCAGCAGCTCCGGCGAACGCATAAGACGAG